GAGGCGGTCGAGTGAGCGCCGCAGCCAGGCCGCGCCCGACGCTGGCCAATATCAAGACCTGGCCGCCAACCGTCGATGTGGCTGCGGGTGCCCTGGCGCTCGGCGTTAGCCGCTCGGCGCTGTATGAGGCGCTTCGCACGGGCCGTTGTCCAGTGGAGACGATCACAGTCGGTTCGCGCACCCGACTCCTGACCGCTGACCTGATCCGGATCTTGGAGGGAACGTCCGGATCGCCGAGTCCGGCCGGGCGTGTTTCCCGCTAAGCCGCCCACGCTCGAACAGCAGTTGCGTGGTGCCGTCCAACTTTCCGGACTGCCTGACGGTGAGGTTCGCCTGTTTGTGATCCTCTTGGACGCGGCCGAGTTCAACACGGCCATCATGCATGCGCGTTTCGCGCCAACGATCGCCAAGCTTGTGGAGCGCTGCGGCAAGAGTCGCGCGATAGTGTTCCGGCGACTTGCCCACCTCGAACGCCATCGGTGGGTTCAGCCACCGCCCAAGCGGGAACGCGGCCCGAACGCGCGGATCATTCGCGTTCTTCGACAAGGTGAGCACTGCCATTGTCCGCCGCAAGGCCGACCACCGAACAGAGCTAGACCAGCACCAGCACCAGCACCAGCACCAGAGAGAGTCTCATCTTTGGAGCCTGGAGAGTCTCATCTTTTGACAAGAGACAGTCTCATAATTTCCAATGTTTCCGCTGGTCAGCGCGCCGATCCTTCCTATGGGGCACCTATGGGGAAGGTGGTAAGGGATGAGGGGAACTGGATTGGTGAGTGGGTCAAGACCGATCCCCTGTTCGCCGACCCGATGCCAGAGCACATGCGGAGGTGGCCCAAGGGAACGATCGGCTGGGAGGCAAACCAGTGGGTGCCAGCGCCGCCCGTCAACTAGACCCTGGGGGGCTTGACATGGCCGACCCGTCCCGCAGCTGCCAGCGCGTGACCGCCGCCGAGACACGCGCCCGCGTCATCGCGCTGCGCCGCCGCCGCGCCACGTTCGATGACATCGGCCGCGCCCTCGGCATCACCAAGCAGCGCGCTCACCAGATCTACGTTCAGGCCCTCGCCGAGATCCCCGCGGCCGAGCTCGCCGAGCACCGCGCGGAGGAGCTGGCGCTCATTGATGACGCGATACACGACCTGATGCCGATCGCCCGCGACCACGACCGGCCGGGCAGCGCCGTCGATGCGTGGAACGCCATCAGGGGATGGGCCGACCGGAAGGCCCGGCTGCTCGGCCTCGATGCCCCTGCACGGCACCGGGTCGACGTCATCACCGAGGACATGGTCGCCGCTGAGATAGCGCGCCTCGAAGCCCAGATTGGGCCGCAGTCGTGACCGCACCCGTGGGGCGGGTCCTGCCCGGACCATCGCTAGGTCGGGGAGCCAAACCGGATCGCTCGCGCCTGATTCGTGCTCAGATGCAGCCCACTCCACACCAGGTCAGCGGCCCGCGTGTCACCGCATGTCACGCCCCAACGCTGGCGAGCGGGCGAACCTCGAACCGCACCGCGCGTGACCGTCAAGGGGGATGTTGATGTATTCGGATGATGTGTCAGGGGTGAAGTCCAGCGGGTTCGGCTACGGCATACGCGACGGCTGGCAGGGGGTATGGGCGTGGCATGGTGAGCCGCGCCGCCGCATTGACCTGCCCGGTTCGGGCTACCCGGTACCGGCCGCTTCATCAAGGGTCATTTGCTGCGGCGCGGGCAGCGCTCTCGCCGCCTGAATATACGGGAGCATCAGCGGCGGCATGTTCGGGCGCATGCCGTGCAGTAGGTCCGCAACCGTGATGACCTGGATTCTCGGGTATGTCTGCCCGTTCACCGGCCATGTGTAGGTGCCGCCGTGGTTCACCTCATCGAGTACCCCCGGAGTCGGCTCTGCCATGGTGATCAGGACACCCATCTGCGCCTTCTGCGTCTCGATAGTGCCGCTCAGCTCGCGCACGAAACTCGGGCCAATATTGCGACCACCCTTGACGGATGCTATTATCTTGCCAACTGTATTCTTGTTCAGATAGAACCTCGCCACGCCATCAACACCTTTATCGCCCACCTGCTTCGCGTTTGGCTGGGCGTTGACGCGAGACACCGCCCAGCGCTCGAAGTCGAACGGCGATCGATCGAATAGGGCGCGAGCTGCTCCCATGTCGCGCGGTATCCCGTGCATCTCGTAGCTGCCAACTATCCCGGGGAACCGGTTAATCAGTCGCTTTTCGATCAGGTCCACAGCGATGAAGGTGATGTCGATTCCGATCCACGCGCGACCCAGGTTCTGCGCTGCATCGATGGTCGTGCCGCAACCGCAAAACGGATCGAGGACCACATCGCCAGCGTCGGAGGACATTCTGATAATACGTTCGAGGAGCATAATCGGCTTTTGCGTGGGATAGCCCAGCCTCTCGGCCGCCCTCGAATTGATGGGGTCAATGTCGGTCCAGACATCTTGCAGGCTGACGCCCGGCATCTCGTCTAGATAGCGCTTGTACTGCGGAACGGTCCCGGGCCGCGTCTGCAGTATGCGACCCTCCGATATGAGTTGCTCCATTCTGCTTTGGGAATATCGCCAGTATCGGCTTACGCCCATCACCTCGTAGTAAGGGTTTCCCTTAGCCGCGCCACCAGGGCCGGTGATGTTGTCGAGCCTATAGAGCCGCCCGGTGCCCTCTTCGATGTAACGGTACTTCGATGCGACATATGCCGGGTTGTACTCGGTCATCTCTGTGTGGAAAGTATAGTCGGCGCTCTTACTATAGAAGAGTATAGTGTCATGGAGCCGTCCCATGTGGTGTGCGCCTTGCCTTGCGTCGCTATGGGCCGTCGACCGCTTCCACGTGATTTCGTTAATGAAGTTTTGCGGCCCGAAGATGGCATCGAGCATAACTTTCAAGTAATGGGCCATGGTTGGGTCGCAGTGAAGGTACAGGGAACCGGTGCGCCTGAGCACGCGGTGCAACTCGACCAGCCGGGGGGCCATGTTCACCAGGTAGGCCATCGCGTCGTTCTCTCCGAGCAGGGTCCGGAACGCTGTGAGGGCATCGGCTACGGGCGTCGGGAGGGCACCCGTCAGCGCATACCTCTGGTAGTGCTGATCGGTTGTCGGCGTCCAGTGCCACGTGTCGTCAAACGCCTCGATCTGCGCGGAGTCGTCGTCGGTGTCGCCCGCGTGCCTGCTGAAGATCACGTTGTAGCTGCGATTAGAGTTGAACGGCGGGTCCAAGTACACCAAGTCGACCGACTCGTCTGCGACGTGCCCGCGCAGGATTTCCAGGTTGTCACCGTAGAAGAGCCGGTTCATGACCACCACCAACGCGTGCAATCAGAGCAGGAAGGCAGGGTCTGGGCTCGGTGAAAGCGCCCGAGGCAGTTTCAATTGTGAGACTACTCCCAAATGGGCGCGCGCTACAATACCGGTTCCCGAGACGAAGCCCCCCGGTAGAGCGACCTACCGGGGTGTCGTGTCTGAGGTGCTAGTGCTTGATCGACTTCACGACGCGAGACCAATCCGCAGCGCTGACACGCAGCACCGGCCCGCGTCCCTCCTGTGTGGTGTCCCGCACGGCCACGTGTCCGGGCGTGCTGGCGACTTCTACGCAGCTTCCACCCTGCCCGCTGCTGTAGGACGACTTGCGCCAGTTGCTAGCCAAGGTCTCTCCTGATGGTTTGCATGAGTGCTACTGAGTCTCGCGGCGGTAGTGCCGACGCCTTGAGCGCACCTATCACAGTAGCCAAGTCGGAAACCTCCTGCTGATCTTGGATCAGCCGCCCGCCGCCTACGCACTCCGTGTAAGCAACCATCGGCACGTCGGGACGCTCGTAGAGGTGCAGGAGGCCGTCTGTACCGGCGTAGTCCGGCGCGGAGAACGGGAAGACCTGTATGACCAGCCCTGGGGCTTCAACGGCCTTGATCAGCCGGTCGAGTTGCGGTCCCATGACTTCGGCTCCCCCGACCAGCTGACGAATCACCGTCTCTGCCAGCACCCACCAGCACAGCGGGGATCCGGGACGGCCGAGGATGCCCTGACGGTCGATACGGGCTTGTACGGTGCGCTCTGTCGTCTGTTCGTCGTCCTGGGGCCGACGTGCCCGGATCAGCGTCCGTGCGTACTCCGGGGTTTGGAGAAGGCCGGGTATGAAGCTGGGTTCGTACCCAGTGATCTTGATGGAGCCCCGTTCCACCCCAGCGATGGGAGCGAACCACGTCGGGAAGACTTCGCGCTGTAGGTCTTCGTACAGGGCTACGAACGTGCCCGGCAGGTCGAATAGCTCGTCGCACTTCTCAGCAAACCCCAGGGTTGGCGGCTTGGTGCCGTTCTCGACATGGCTCACGTACGACGGAACGAACTCGAGACGGCTAGCAAGCTGGGCCTTAGACCACTTCCGCTTGTCACGGTGCGCAGTGACCTGTTGCGCGAACGTGGTCAAAGCCGGGGGCATGACTTCGGGCACGGGTTCGTGACTCGCTTCCCGTGGATGATGACTCAGCGTTGGGATTACATGACTCTTCCTTCGGTCACTGTAGCGCCGGTCACACGCAGAAGGGGAGAGTGCAGGCACGGTTCCCCGCCCACTTCCCGCGATGGAGGGGGGACCGCTGAGGGGCACTCGTGACAGGCGGGTGTTTCCCACGGGTCCGGAGTGTCTTCAATACCCCGCGTAAGCGCGAAGTCCTGACGGGGGCTTCGGACCCCCTGTCGCCCTGTCGCGCAACCAGGAGAACGGGAAATGAAGATCCCCAAAGACACGACCAACGACGCGCTGAGGGAAGCCCACGACGCTGCCGACACGCTGGTGTCAGACCGGTACCGCTCGTACCTACCCGGTCGGCTTCTGCCCCTCCTTGTAGAGAAGTTCCGTGACGACGTGGCCGAAGCTCTCGGCATGAAGCTTCCGCCCCTCCCCCAGCGTCCTTCGGTGCGTCCGGTGAAGCTAGACGACCTGACCAGCGGAGAACTCGACACGCTGTCGGGCGCGGTTCTCACCCTCGTGACGCGCTTCACCGCATGCATGGAAGACCCGGAGCTCCCGAAGCTGCTGAGGGACTTCCGGGACGCCCTGATCATCGAGAAGGCCGAACGGGCGCGCATCGCGGAAGAGTTGACGGAGAAGGCCAAGGCTTCGTGAGGCTGACGGACGCTCAGCTCAGCGCGTGGAAGTCGGGCACACGAACCCAGAAGATCGCCGCCAGCATCGCGGAATGGGCGGCGACGCAACGGCAGTACGCGCCCCTCCCTCACGATTCCGTGTTCGCTGCGGATCTTGACTTCGTGGCGACTCAGACGACGTTCGCCGCCGCGCGAAACCTACTCGTAAAGCATGGCGTGATAGCCAAGGGGGACGGCTACTACGTGGCATAGACAACGCTCCATCGGATGGCTATGCCACGCGCTGAGCGGCGACCAACAGGGCACATACGTGTCACAGACTGGCGAGACCGCGGTGGAATCGGCCGTTCAGTCTGGACTTTGAGAGGCGCTGAGCTGCGATAACCGGCACTATCGGGACTCGCCGCTTACCTTCTGGACCGTCCGTAGTCCACTACGGATCAGAAGGTTGGGGGTTCGAGTCCCTCCGAGTGCGCCCAGCTCAAAGGCCGGTTCCGAACACGGAACCGGCCTCTTTCGTATCACGTACAGCAACGGCGCGGCGCTGACTGAACCCGTCCGACGCGTGGGCGAGCCTGGTCCAGGCCTGCGCGTAGCTGGAGTCGCAGGCGCGGACGTC